AGTTTGACGCAAAGGGAACCTCTAAAGCGGTCAAAGAGTTCCAATCACTTGAAGGCGCATCCGCCAAAGCATCTTTTGCTATGAAAAAAGCAGCGCTCCCAGCAGCCGCCGCAATCGCAGGAATCGGGATCGCTTTAGTAGGTGCTACCAAGGCCGCTATGGAAGATCAAGCCGAACAGGTACAGCTTGCGCTTGCTCTTACAAATGTCACTGGGGCAACAGATGAACAGATTAAAGCAACGGAAGACATGATCTCCAAGATGAGTCTTGCTTCAGGCGTGGCGGATTCTGAACTTCGCCCGGCATTCGCTTCACTTGTGCGCGGCACCAAGGACATCGCTCTCGCCACAGACGCGCTCGCACTCGCACAAGACATCTCCGCAGGATCAGGCAAAGACCTAGCAACGGTCTCGGACGCTCTTGCCAAGGCTTACGGCGGCAACATGAAAGGTCTACAAGCCCTTTCGCCAGAGATAAAAGCAATGATAAAAGACGGTGCATCGCTTGAAGATGTCATCAATGTCCTTGGCGGATCTTTCGGTGGAGCATCCGAAGCGGCTGCCGCCACTGCCGACGGCGGAATGAAGCGTCTAGGAATTGCTTTTGCAGAAACCAAGGAATCAATTGGTGCAGCTTTACTTCCAGCACTTGAAGCAATACTTCCAGTCCTTATCCAATTTGGCACATGGGCGCAAGAAAATACAGAAGTCTTTCTTTTAGTTGCAGGCGCAATCGCTGGAATCTCTGCAGCAATCTTGATCTTCAATACAGCGGTCGGACTTGCCACTGCGATCAACACGCTCTTTGCATTGAGTCTTACCGCCGCCCAGCTTGCAATGGTCGGCTTTATCACTCTTGGAATTGCAGTCCTTATCATCGCACTTGTAGCGCTCTACAAAAAGTTTGACATCGTCCAAAAAATTGTGGACACAGTATTCGAGGCTATGGTCACAGGCGGCAAAGCAGTCTTTGACGGACTCACTACCTACTTCAAGGCAATCTTTAACATCTACAAAACACTCTTCAACGGCATTGCAAAACTCTGGAACAACACAGTCGGCAAACTTGAGTTTGAGATTCCCGATTGGATACCACTAATTGGAGGTAAAGGTTTTTCCGTTCCCGAGATCCCTATGCTCGCAGACGGCGGAATCGTGACAGGGCCCACGCTTGCAATGATCGGCGAGCGCGGCCCTGAAGCGGTCATCCCACTATCTGGACGCGGTGGCGGTGGAATGGGCAACTACACGATCAACATCAACGGCGGACTCGGCTCAAGCGCAGAGATCGGCACAGCTGTCGTGAACGCGATCAGAGCATTTAACAGGCAGAACGGCCCAGCGAACATAGCGGTCGCGTAATGGCAGGCGTCGCAGTAGTCGGATCAGGTCTTTACGACCTCGAGATTGATACAGGGTACAACTGGAACGCTTTTACATTAGACGACGATCCGAAGGGAACGCTTGACTCAACCGATTATGTCTTAGACGGCACCGATCAATATGCGTCGGTTATGGACGGCACTATCGGCTTGACAGCGAAACGCGGACGCGCCAACACAGGCGACCAATTCCCTTATGGCACGATGAGCTTTACCTTGAACGACACTTACGCCGACGGAGTGTTTAACCCTTTCGACACGACATCCCCTTACTACGATCCGAACAACTCTCTGCCGGGTCTTGCACCGCTTCGCAAAGTCCGCTTCTCCAGATACGACTCGCTCAATGTCAAACAATATTTGTGGGTCGGCTACATCGTGAACTTTGATTACACCTTCACGCTTGGCGGTCTAGACACAGTAAGCGTTACTTGTGCCGACTTCTCTTATCAACTCGGGCAGACTTTCCTAGCGGAATGGAATGTCACAGAGCAGCTCTCAAGCGATCGTTTTGATGACCTTCTAGACCTACCAGAAGTGGATTATCAGGGCACACGGAGCATTGAGACAGGCGTGGCGACCCTTGGCGGTGCGGCTGCCTACACGGTCGCAAACGGCACTTCGGTTGCAGGGTATGCCAACAAAATCATGGAAGCCGAACAAGGCAGAATCTTTGTGGATCGAGAAGGCACAATCACATTCCAGAAGCGGATCGGCAATGTCCTAGGCGTACCTGTCGCAGAGTTCCATGACACCAACCCAGCAACCAAGATCGGCTACTCGGCAATCGATATTGCCTTTCAAGCGGACACGGTGGTCAATCGCGCATCCGTTCAGCACGCTGGAGCGTCATCGCCAGAAGTCGCCGAAGACCTTACCTCACAAGCCACCTACCTGATCCAAACGACATCAATCACCGACTCGCTAGTCCATAACGACGCCGCAGCTCTCACACTCGCCGAGTACCTTCTCAACGCCAACCCAGAAGCACGCTTCAACTCAATCGGCACCGAGTTCCCCGGCACGCCTGCCCTCGATCAAGACACACTTGCCCTACTTGATGTAGGCGATGTAATTAATGTGGAGAAATCTATAACCACCGAATCAGGCCCAACCCAATTCGCCCAAAACCTAACGGTCGAAGGATTGGAGCATCGGCTCACTTTGTCGGCTGGTCATGCGGTCACATACTTTACGGCACCAACCACGATCGTCTATGAGCTGATCTTGGATGATGCTGTATATGGCACACTTGACGAAGACAATGTCCTAGGATAAGGAGCACTTATGGCAATTAATCCGAACACAACTTTTACTTCTGGATCTATTCTTCTGGCTTCGCAGCAAAATCGCTTCCCGTTTGGCGTTGTCGCGTTTACAACTGCCACCGCTTCCGATGCAACAATTACAAGCGCGGAAATCCAAATCACATCAAGTTCATTCACCGCTATTGCTAACCGTTACTACAAAATCACTTATTTTGAGCCGCAAATTGGCAATTCTTCAACAGGCTTTACATTATCCCAAATTCGTTTAACAAACCTTGCAGGAACCCTTTATCAGCAAGGTATAATATCTGGAACAAGTTTGTCAAACTCGCTTACAACAATCGCTGTTACCACTTTGACAGCAGGTTCAACAGTTATTATTGCAAGTTTGCAATCTTCGGCTGGCACAGCTTCCGCAACAAGAGCCGCCGCCGCCCCAGCATTTTTAATGGTAGAGGACATTGGGCCGGCATGATCTTAGAAATTAAAACCGATGAAGCCGCGCTATTACTTGGCTAGCGTCATGCTTGCACTTGTCCTGACCGCTTGTGCTGACCGCTACCGCGAAAACTGCAACACCACCAAAGCCGACGGACTACTAGAAAGGCGCTGCGCGTGAACACAGACAAACGCTTAAGCAACGAACAGATCAAAGCTCGACTAATCCTCATCGTAGGAATTGGCTTGACAGCATCTTTCGTTATGGCAATCGCATCACTCATCTTTGGACTTCTCTTTGTCGTGCAACCTATCGAACAGAGCCCGAACGATGCCGAAGCATGGGGAGTTTTGTCGCCGATGCTGATGACCCTTGCAGGTGGTCTAATCGGTCTACTTGCAGGCAACGGACTTAAAGACCGACCGAAAGATCCGCCAGCGTTATGAGCGTAATTCCAGCAAACCCAAAGATCGCAAACAGTAAGCCCTACACAGGGAACTCCGACGGTGCTGCACCTGCACCTCGAGCAGGCATGGACGAATGGATCAGACAGGCCGTAAAGTACGGCGGCGGCGCGTTTTACAACCTTGGCAGTTGGGGAATCCGAAACATGAAAGGCTCCGACAATTTGAGCGTGCATGCTTGCGGAAGAGCAGTTGATCTTGGATACACAAAATCCGACAAGCATCCAACAGCCAACCGCAAAGGTGCAGTCGCCTTCCTAAACATTGTTACCGCTAACGCAAACGCGCTTGGACTTGAATGCGTCCTTGATTACTTTCCACAAAGTTTTGGTCGCGGCTGGCGCTGCGATCGTCAAGCATGGAAGTCGTACAGCAAGCCAGAGATCCACGGTGCACCCGGCGGCTTGTGGCACCACTACGAGATCTCGCCGGCTATGGCAGACAATCCAACCCTTGTAAAACAAGCGTTTCAGAGAGTGTTTGGCGAAATCCCCCAATAGCGCACACTGATCCTCTATGGTCGAAGTACCGACGATAGGAGTGAAATTATGACCGAACCGAAAGTCTTCATCTACGAAATAGGTAGATGCAATTTAGACAACGGACAAGAAATCCTTGTCCAGATCTTTCGCCACGAAGCCACCCACAAAATTATCCGCGCACAGATCGCCTTCCGCACCTTGGCAGGCGATAGTTGGGGCGTACCTACAGAATTGGACTTTGAAAAATGAGCTATTTAACGATAAAAATCTTTGCATGGGTAACTTTAGGACTTTGTCCTTTTGTGCTTCTTTGGGACGCTTCTAAGCCGCCTGAAGGCATGTCTAGAGTCAGTGCCGAGACCGCCTATGCCACGATCCCACTCGGGACACTGCCAGTCGTAGTCACACCCCCCGTCACTACCCCGGCTACGACTTGCGCGCAAGCTCTAAACCTTGCCTTAAGTGTGGGATGGCCTGCGACCGAGACACCGACTTTGATGCGCGTCCTTAAACGCGAGTCAAATTGTGTGGAATCCGCATTCAATCCTCGAGACACTGCGGGCGGCTCTTACGGTCTAATGCAGATCAACGGATTCTGGTGCACCCCTTCGGCATACTGGCCTCAAGGATGGCTCCAAGCAAAAGGGATCTTGACAACATGCAATCAATTACTGGAATCAAAAATAAACCTCATCGCCGCTCTCGCAGTGTGGCATAATTCTAACTGGACACCTTGGAACATTCCGAAGTGACCGAACAGCCCTATCCCGAAACTGGTATTACAGAGGAGACCCGACAGATGTATCCCGAAAACTATTCCGACAAATACAACAAAGTATTTAAAGAGTTTGTAGACGACATCATGAAACCGCCGCGTCCGATAGATCGTCTTGACGATCATTCAATTCTCTTGGACGAATTGACTTTAATGTACGACGCACACATGACGATCGGTGGCGAACAGAATCGATTCAATGCCAGTGTGATTCGCGCCGCGATAAATTGCATCAAAGCGTTAAGCGCATGAGCGACCTACAACTCTTCGCACCGACACGCGGACTCGGCGCATACCGTGAAGAATGTGCACTAGACCGAAACATCGTCATCATCTCACCCAGCGCAAAACCGACTTCCGCTCTTGCAGCTCTTCGCGCGTTGCCTAAGTCCGGATCAAAGCGCAGACGCGTCTACGAATACTTGAAGCAGACAGGCGGAGCGACAGATGAAGAGATTGAGCGCGCACTTGGCATCTCTGGCAACACGGTCAGACCTACACGCGGCTCCCTAGTCAAAGACAAGTTTGTCTACGCCACAGAGCTAGAGCGTCCAACAATCTCGGGCAACATGGCAATCGTCTGGAAGGCGCGCTAATGGCACACTTTGACCTATCGCTCTATGAGACCGTTGCACAGCGTCTAGAACGCTTTTGGACTGCCTACCCTCACGGACAGATCGTGACCGAGATGGTGCACTACGACGGATCCACAGTGCTCTTTAAGTGCACCTCATACGACAACGACGGACGACTCATCTCAACGGGCTACGCCGAAGAGGTCATGGGAAATAGTCCCGTTAATAAAACTTCGTTCTGCGAGAATGCAGAAACTTCGGGAATCGGTAGGTGCATATCCAATGGGCCACTTGGACACACTGGAGAGCGCGCATCAATGACCGAAATGGCAAAGGTGAACCGCGTGAACAGTACGCCTGCACCGGACACATTCGGCGGCGCATCACCAAAGCAGATCGGCTTCTTAAAGAGCCTTGCGCGCGGTAAAGCATGGGATGACTTCCAGCTGCTTGAGTTCATTCACAAGACGCTCGGAGTAGACGATGTAGTGGTTGAGACATTGTCATCGGGACAGTGTCGAGTATTGATTGACAGGATGAAAGCATGAGCACAATCGCAGAAGAACTTGATGACCTTAAAGCAATTCTTGACGCACTACAGCAGTTAAACGGTATGCATGACTTCATTGGCAAAGATGAGGTAGATAGCCGACTCCGCTGGGCAGTAAAAAACATTGCGGACAAAATCAATCGTTTATCAAACTTAAACGGATGACACAATGAAGAACCCA